TACGATAGATTTATCGGAATTATCAAAAAGTATTTTAAAGGTGAAAGATTAGAAAAATTACTCCATATGTATTCGGAAGAAGAATTAGGAAGTAATTTGGCAGTATCTCCTGCATCAAGTTCAAAACATTACCATAATGCACATATTGGCGGTTATATAGACCACATATTTAATGTGTGTAAGAATTCTATGAAGATGAAAGAATTATTCATTGCACAGGGTGGTATTGTAGATTTTACTGACGAAGAATTAATATTTTGTGCATTACATCACGACTTAGGAAAGTTGGGTATCAAAGGTGAATTACACTATTTACCAAACGATAATGATTGGCAAGTTAAAAATCAGGGTAAGTTATTCAAAACCAATGATAAGATTACTTATATGACTTTAACTGATAGAACTTTCTTTACTTTGAATCATTATGGTATTAATTACAATGAGAAGGAATATTTTGGTATCAAATTAACAGATGGTATGTTTGACGAAGATAATCAAAAATATTTAACAGGCCACAATGGTGCAAAAGCTCCAAGATATAAAATTCAATATATTCTACATTGGGCAGATTGGATGTCTACGGTTATTGAAAGACAAAATAACGAAATTTAATGTCATTTTGTCAAAAATAGTTCATTGGTATAATAATTGAACTATATAGAATATTATTAACCAAAAAATTTATATTATGTATTTAATTGATTACAACAAATTATTCGAAGATTTTTATTCAGACTCATTTGGTACTAGAAAAGTATCTAAAACAACAACATATGCACCATCAAAATTTGCAGTAGAAGTAAAAGATGATGTTGCAACTATGGCATTATCCGTAATAGGACATGACCCTAAGAATGTTGAAATTAATTGTTTTGTAGATAAGATTGAAGTTAAATCTAAAAAACAAAGTGATACCGAATCACCATTTGACCAACTAACATCAAATATAGATGAAACTATTACTTTGGGTAAAGATTTAGATGGAACTAAGTCTAAAGCAGAAATTAAAAATGGTATCTTATTGATTAGTGTTGAGAAAAAAGATGAGTCCAAGCCAAAAAAATTAACCCCAAAAGTTGGTTAATTCAGTTATTTTTCGTATATTAGAAAGGTAGGAGATTAAACACTTCTACCTTTTTTATTATAAAACAAATACTTATTCTTATGATATACAATGAAAAAATACAAACATTATTAGAATCTTTAGATGGTAAATTAAGGATTTTACAAAATGTTGCTAACGGAGCTCAACAAATTTCTCCGTCTGATGTTAATATGACAATAGACGATGCAAGAAAGATTGTAGAGAGGGTTTCCGAATTAGTGAGTATAAATAGATAATATGAATTGGCTGAAATATTTAGTCGGATTTTCTGCACTAATTATCGCCGGATGTGCAGCTTTCTTTTCAGTAACAGGGTTAGGTGTCTTATTTAGTGGTGCTGCAACATCAGTAATGGTAATGGCTGGTGCATTAGAGTTTGCAAAGTTGGTATCTGCAACTTACCTTAAACAAGAATGGGATAATATCAAAGGATTTAATAAGTGGTATTTGACTTCTGCCGTTGCATTATTGATGTTAATTACTTCTGCAGGTATTTTTGGATATCTTTCAAACGCATTTCAGGCACAATCTCTTAAATTACAACAGGTAGATAGAGAAATTTTAGTTTATAGTACAAAAATTGAACAAAATACAGCTCAAATTACACAATTAAACACTCAATTGGGTCAATTATCCTCAACTCAAAACACAATTTTAGATAAAGGTAAGGTAAATTCTCGTCTTTTACGCTCAATTGACCAAAAAGACAGACAAACTGCCCAAATTAACAAAAAAATTGAAGTTTTACAAACGGAAAATGCTAAAAATAACGAAAAAATCAACGAAATTAAGACTTCTAACTTAGATTTAGAGAAAGAAGTGGGTGGTTTTAGGTTTATTGCTGAAGCATTTGGTATGGAATTGAAAAATGTTGTAAAATTCTTCATATTTTTGATTGTAATTGTGTTTGACCCATTGGCAGTTGCACTTATTATAGCATTTAATGGTTTAATTTTACCAAAAAAGAAAACAAGAGAAGAACTTTTATCGGAAATGGCTGAATTTAACCAAAAAATGGGATTATATGAGGTTTACGGAGATGATATTATTAACGAAAACAATGAAGATGAAACTAACGAGAAAAAAGAAGATGAGCCTGTTAGGATTGCTATTGATTTGGATGGTGATGGAACGATTGATGGGTATGATACAAATAATGATGGGTTGATAGATGAGTGGAATGTAGAAGGCCATTTGGAAAGACAAAATGGTAAAAGAAATATATTACCATATTATGCAAGAACAGATTTTGATTGGTCAGATAGAAGTAAATGGATAAATGACCAAAATGCAATCAATTATTGGTTGAAATATAAGAAACCACAACAAGATAATTTAATTAAAACCTATTAATATGGCATATAGTGACAAAGTTTTAGACCATTATTCAAATCCTAAGAATGTAGGAACATTGGATAAAAGTAAACCAAATGTAGGAACAGGTTTGGTTGGTGCACCAGAGTGTGGTGATGTAATGAGATTACAAATTGAAGTAAATGACGGAATTATTACCGATGCAAAATTCAAAACATTCGGTTGTGGTTCTGCAATAGCTGCCAGTTCATTGGCAACTGAGTGGTTGAAGGGAATGACCTTAGATGAAGCCGTTAAAATGGATAATATGTCTTTGGTTGAAGAATTGCATTTACCACCGGTTAAGATACATTGTTCAGTATTGGCAGAAGATGCTATCAAATCTGCAATCAATGATTATCGTAAGAAAAACGGATTAGAAGAATTAGTATTTGAAGATTCACATATATGATAGAAATAAACGACAAAGCACACAAACACATTTTACAACTTATGCAAGATGCAGGATTAACGACCGATACACATAATCTTAGAGTTGGTGTAAAAGGTGGTGGTTGTTCTGGTTTGACATATACAATGGATTTTGATGATAAAATAGAACCAACTGATGATTGGTTTGAATTTGCGGATGGTTTAAAAATCGTTATAGATAGAAAATCCATGTTGTACTTGTATGGTACAGAATTACAATATTCCGATGGACTAAACGGGAAAGGATTCCAATGGGTGAATCCAAATGCATCCCGAACATGTGGATGTGGTGAAAGTTTTGCATTATAATTTGGTAGATTAAAATTATTTTCGTATATTGACTATATGAATATAGGATATGCATGTATAAATTTATCGTTAGGTAAAAAAGTAACTACCAATCGAACAATGATTAAAAAAACTTTTACTCAAAAGGGTTTAGATTATGTTTCCGATTTAGTTTTACAAAATGTTACCGATTTAGAAACAATTATAGATTGGAACGAACAAAATGGTATTAAAATGTATCGTATGAGTTCCGAAATGTTTCCATGGGCTACTGAATACGAATTTTCACAATTAAAAGATTGGAAATCAATATCAACTATCTTAAAAAGATGTGGTGATAAGGCCAATCAATATGGTCAAAGACTTTCATTTCATCCAGGACCCTTCAATGTATTGGTTTCACCAAATGATAAGGTTGTGGAAAATACAATTAAAGATTTGGAAGTGCATGGTAGAATTATGGATGCAATGGGATTATCTCAAAGTCCTTACAATAAAATTAATATTCATTGTAATGGTGTTTACGGAGATAAAAAAAGTGCAATGGATAGATTTATCACTAATTTCCAAAGACTCTCTAATTCCGTTAAAAATAGACTTACAATTGAGAATGATGATAAGTCATCTATGTATTCGGTTAAAGATTTGATGTATATTCACAATTCAATCAAAATTCCTATTGTTTTTGACTACCACCACCACAAATTCTGTACAGGTGATTTGAGTGAACAACAAGCATTAGAATTGGCTATGAGTACTTGGCCTAAATCAATTACTCCTGCAGTTCATTATTCGGAAAGTGCAATTGGTAAAAAACCACAAGCACATTCCGATTATATTGAAATGATTCCTGAGACATACGGATGTAATGTGGATATAATGGTTGAAGCAAAAATGAAAGATAAATCAATATTAAACTTTATATAAAATGAAAAAATACGCATTATTCATCGGAAGATGGCAAAATTGGCACAAAGGACATGAGTGGTTGATTAACCAACAATTGACTAAAGGTAAAAATATTTGGATTGCAATTAGAGATATTCAACCGAATGAAAATAACACAAAATCTCCACATAAAGTAATGATGGATTTAATGGAAGAAGATTTCATTAAAGAAAATATAGATAAAATACTAATCAGTATTATTCCGGATATTGAAAGTGTAAATTATGGTAGAGCTCCTCAGTATGAAGTTATTTATCATAATGCACCAAAAGAAATTAGTGATATAAATGGAATAAAATACATTGATTCGAACGGAGATGTAATTGTATATAATATAGATAAAAAATAAAATATGAAATTAATAGTAGACAAAAATCAATTTGGTTTAGAAACACCACAATTTAGAGAATATCTAAAAACACCAACACCTAAAACGGAGATTACACAAGAAGAATCGGATGAATTAAGAATGCAATTGACAGAAGCTCTGATTCAACATCCAGGTTTGGGTATTTCTGCAACACAAATTGGAATTAAAAAAAGAGCTTGTTATATCAATTTTGGTGATGAAGAATTATTCTTAGTTAATCCAGTTATTAAAGAAAAATCAAAAGAAGGATTTCTTTTTTATGAAGGATGTTTATCAATCCCATCAACTATTGAAAGACCTGTTAGAACAATTAGAGCTTCTAAGATTATCGTTCAGACTGATAATTTAGGTGAATTAACCTTTGAGATTAATCCGGAGGGAGATAAGGCAAATGAAAGTGTTTCAAAAGAAACTATGATGACCGTAATTGTTCAACACGAAATAGACCATTTAGATGGATTTACTATTAAAGATAGAGTTTATAATACTCAGGTTGTCAAAAGACAAAATTATGGTAGAAATGATTTAATCGTTATGAAATCACCAACAGGTGAATTAGTAGAAGTTAAATATAAGAAGGCAAACAATTATTTTTTACAAGGATACGAAATCGTTTAATTATGTTATACACAATAATAATATTATCAATAATATCTGCATCTTTATCTTATGCAGTTTATAATTTACTTTCTAAATTGGAAAAGTATGAAGATGTAATTGAAGAAAATGATTTATTTATTCAATCGGAATTACAAAGAAACGAAGCATTACTGGAAGCATTGCGAGAAATTGACAATCGTCAAATGTTTGAGAAGGATGATGAAGTAGGTTCTATATTTTATCAAATAAAAGAAACTATCGAAAAATTCAAACAAAGACAATAATATGGCAATCACTAAAAGAAGAAAAAGAGGCCCTAATAGACAGTATTTTACAAAAGATACTGAAGATGCAATAATTGAATATAACTCAACAACCGACCAATATATAAAAGATAAATTATATAGAGAAAGAATTGCATCCGCTTTCGACAAACTCGCGGAAATTGTTTATAATAAGTGGAAATTTACTTATTTTGATGATGACCCAAAAGATGTGATGGCAGAGGTTGTTGCATTTATGATTGAGAAAATTCATATGTATAAAAATGGTAAAGGTAAAGCATTCTCTTACTTTACAATTGTTGCTAGAAATTATCTTATCTTAAATAATAACGCAAATTATAAAAGATATAAGGATACTGATATAATGTCTGGTTTACCTGAATCGTTTGATACTGAGAATAACTTTAGGGAAGAAGAAAGAAATGATGAACATAGAACTTTCAATGTTAGAATGTTGCAATATTGGGATAAACATTTAGAAAATTATTTCCCAAAGAAAAGAGATATGCAGATTGCAGACGCTGTATTAGAATTATTTAGAAGAGCAGAATACATAGAAAACTTCAATAAAAAAAGTTTATACCTACTTATTAGAGAAATGACAGGACACCCTACTCATTATATAACCAAAGTTGTCAATAAAATGAAAGAAAGACAAATGGAATTATATAACGAATTTGATAGAGAGGGTGATATTAAAATATAAGATATGATACAATTAGGATTATCAGGATTTTATCACGACTCAGCAGCAACAATAGTAATAGACGGCAAAGTAATTTGTGCAATAGAAGAAGAGAAACTATCGGGAATTAAACACGATAGTTCTTTTCCGTTTAAAGCAATTCAATGGTGTTTAGAATACACAAAAATAACAATTGATGAAATTGATATGGTTTGTTGGTATGAAGAACCAAAATTAAAATATCAAAGAGTTAAGGAAACTATTGGTAAATTTGGTGGCATAAGACACGTTAAAAAATGGAGAGAATTTAACAAAAGATGGCATCAAACCGAAGGTAATTTGAAAAAAATATTAAAATCCATTGGTTATGAAGGAGTTATAACATATACGAAACACCATTTATCTCATTTATCATTTTCATATTACACATCTCCTTTTGATATTGCAATAGGTTTGTCAATTGATGGTGTTGGTGAAAGTGAAACCATATTGGCTTGTTATATAAGAGATAATAAATTTCAAAAGATAAATTCTTTACAATTTCCAAATTCTTTAGGTTTAGTTTATTCTGCATTAACGGCTTATTTAGGTTTTAAACCAAATGAGGGTGAGTATAAAGTAATGGGACTTGCACCTTATGGTGATTCTAAAAAATATGAATATGTTTTTGAAAAAATATCTGGTTCGGATTGGTTAGGTGATATGATAACAATAAATCAAAGATATTTTACATATACAACATCAGAAGTTGATATGTTTAATGATAGACTAATTAAATTAATTGGATTTTTTCCAAGATTCGAAGATGAACCAATTGAACAACATCATAAAGATTTGGCAGCTGCATTACAACACTGGTATGAAAGTAAATTATATTTTGTAATAAATAGAGTTTCAAACAATTGGACTAGTGAAAATTTGGTATTGAGTGGTGGGTGTGCATATAATGGAACTGCTAATGGTAAAATAAAACAATTTACTTCAATGAAAAATGTTTGGATTCCGTTTGCTCCATCGGATGCAGGTTCTGCAATTGGTGCATGTCTATATCATCACCATATTACATTGGGAAATCCAAAAGTTAAAGGTGGAGATAATAAATCTCCTTATTTAGGCCAAGAATGGACTAATACTCAATTACTTAAAACTATTTTACAAAAAAGAGTCACTGGTAATTCGGTTATGATGTATGATAGTAATGATATGTTGTGTAAAGAGGTTGCAAAGTTAATTAACGATGGAAATATAGTTGGATGGTTTCAAGGTAGAACTGAATTCGGTGCAAGAGCATTGGGTAATCGTTCTATATTAGGTAACCCACATCTTTCAGATATTAGAGATAGAATAAATAAGGTTGTCAAAAAGAGAGAAATGTTTAGACCATTTGCACCAACCGTAACTCATGAAGATTATCAAAAATATTTCAAATCAGAAGAAGATGTACCATATATGAATCAAGTTGTACAAGTAATTTCAGAAACACCAATTCCATCCGTAACACATGTAGACAATAGTGCAAGAATACAGACTTTAAAAGAGGAACAAAATCCACTTTATTATAAGTTGTTAAAAGAATTTGAAAAACTAACAGGAACACCAATTCTATTAAATACATCATTCAATTTGAAAGGACATACAATGACAAATGACCCAGAAAAGGCATTATGGACATTCAATAATTGTGATATGGATTACCTAGTATTGGGAAAGTTTTTGATTAGTAAATAATTATTAGTACATAAAATACAAATATGGCAACAGAATTTCAACTATTTGATGGTAAAAATCTATCATCATTGTTTAAAGATATTTACGATAATCAACAAAATAAAAAGAAAAATATTTCCGAATTGATTGAATCTTTGAGGAAATTGATTAGAAATGTTGGTGAGGCAACAGTTATTGCTCCAATAATAAAAGATTTAATTGAAGTATCAGTAAAAAATGATGACCACTTAATTAAACTTGCAACAATTGCACAAAGACTTGCTGCAGCGGAAGCAAAAGGTATTGGGGAAGATGGTTGGTTGAGTGAACATGAAAAAGCTCAATTACTTGCAGATATGGAAGATACTATAAATCAAGTAGAAGAAAAAAATAAAGAGAAATTAACGGATATTCAAATTGAAATTGAAGAAATTAAAACTAAATTATAATGATTGGAGAAACTTTTTTAGCTACTGTACATAGAGTTTATACCGAATCCGATAAACAACTGGATGTTGAAAATGATTTAGTGCCCATATACAATGGTAATACCGATTTTGGTGATAAAAAGGATACAAGATTTTTAGGTGCAATAGAATTTCGTAGAGAAAGTTTTATTACATTGGAAGATTATGCATTTCCTTTTGATAAAAATAACATAACATATCCAATTGTTGGTGAAACCGTTTTGATAATCAACATAGGAAATATACATTATTGGATGCCTTTTTCTATAACACAATATCCCAATTATAGAGAAGATTTAAAGGTTTCCGAAATTGGTAGAGAAAAGGAAATTGTAAAATCGGATACATCTAATAAAAATAAAAAATATAATGAAGTAAAAACTACACAAACTACTGGTGAAGAAAAATCTTTAAAACAATCTGATACTAAAACTTATTCTGTAAAAGAAAATATTAAATTCTTAAAACCAAAACAAGGTGATACTATTATAAGTGGTAGAGTGGGTAATACTATTAGATTTTCCGAATTTCATTTAACCGAAGATGGTAAAACATCATCTCCATCCATATTAATTCGTAATAGACAAAATGCAGAATTGGATTCAAAACCAATTGGGACTTTAATAGAAGAAGATATAAATAAAGATGGAACATCAGTTTATATGACATCTAATAAAGTAAAAATTCCATTTAAAGAAACAATAAAAAAACAAAAAGTTGCATTTACCAATTACCCAAATTCAAAGGACTTAAGTGGTGACCAATTATTTGTAAATTCAGACAGAATTGTATTATCCGCAAAATCAAAAGAGTTTATCATTTTCGGTAAAGGAAATACAGGTGTTATAACCGATGGCAGATATACGATAGATGCTGCAAAAGAAATATATGCACATTCCGACAAAGATATAGTTTTACATACAAATAGAAATTTTGTAGTAAATTCGGATAAAAGTGGTGTTGTATATGTTGGTAAAGTTGGTAAACCAGGTGGAGCGGGTTCAGATGTCCAAAGAATGGTATTGGCGGGAGAACTTATAGAAATAATGGGTGAATTGATTGATGAATTATGTCGTATGGTATTTGCAACACCAGTGGGGCCAACATCTGCCGGTTCACACAATATTATGGTATTTAAAATGATTAAATCCAAATTATCCAAAATACAATCCTCAAGAAACTTTCTAAGTAAGTAATATGTGGGCAACTTTTAAATTAAATGTTTTATCTGCAATGGTAACGGGAAAATTTAAAAATGATCCCGATAAATTTGCTGAATTTTATGCCGAAGAATATGATAGAGCGATAAAAAGTGGTGGTGATTTGTTATACGGAGTTAATGTTATCAATGGTAATGTTAAAGGTATGGCAGATGCTATAAAAATTGCATTCAAAAAAGGAACGGAGAGTGTTGGTAGTAATTTTAATATTTTACAAGAAATATATCCAAGTGCATTTGATGCATATTGGTTAGGTGCTGAAATGGCACCACTTCCAAATCCATTAATAAAACCTGGTGGTTGGCAATCAACTCCACCTGCACCCGGTACCATTCAAAATATAGGACCAGAACCAACCACAATTGCAGCAACTACGGCTGCACATAAAGCAGAACAAGAAGCTTTACAAAAACTGGAAGATGAGATGAAAAAAATTGAAGTAACAATTCCAGGAACAGGATTAATACCACCTATAACTTTGCCTTTATATGATACTGCTCAAAAAATAATAAATGATGAAGCGGTGTTGCCATCGGATAAAAAAAGTGAAGAATTTTACAATGAATTAAAAAATTATTTCACTAGACCCGATGCATCAGTTACCGATAGAGCAAAATGGTATGCATTTCAAAAATTAAATGAAGAATATGGATATGCACCTGTTGCTGTCAGAAATAGAACAATAGTTGGAAAGCGTTCAATAACAAACCCATTTTCAGGAAGATTAAATTTGGTTGTTGATGAGAATCCGAAATCTGGAGAGATAAGACCTTTTGCAGAAAGATTATTAGACCAATATATGATTGAATACGGTCATTACATTCAGTTGAACCAAAATCAAGATGCATCAAAATTAGAAAGAACTAAAGAGTTTTTAGGTGATTTGGCCGGAGATTATACTAATATGATTAAAAATACAAAAGGATTGAATTTACAAGATGCATATACCAAAAACTATAGCACTCCTGGAAGTTTAGAATATGATGCACATAAAGTAATACAACCAGAATTACAAGCAAAATTTGATAAAAATGTACAAGATTATATAATTTCAAATATAAGAGAATTAACAACAGGTCAATCACCAAATGAATTGGATTCCATAATAAGAAACAATCCAATGATTAAAAATGCAATTGATGTAATTAAAAAATTAAAACAAGCAAAAAAGAAAAAACCATCAATTGGTAAACAAGCTAAAAAGGCATTAAAAATAGAATTTCCAGAATTACCCGATAGACAAAAAATAATAGAAGAAGCAAAAGAAAAATTATTAGAACAAGCAATTGAAGAAATTAAACAACAAATTATTCCACCAATTGAAGATATTATATTGGGTCCAGTTTATCAATATGTACAAATGGCAGTTGCTTTATTGGATTCAATACCAAATCCAAAACCAACTTTAAATCAAATAAAAAAGTTTGTAAAAGATAAAAAAGATGGTAAAAAACCGGAAATAGATATTCCGATAGATATTCCAAATTTACCAACAAAAGAAGATTTTGATAAAGAATTGGAAAGAAAGTCACCAACTGAAGAAGAAATTAAAGCATTGGCAGAAGATAAGATAAAAGGATTAATACCTGACCCACCTTTTATCAATGTAGTTCTACCAACATTTACATGGTCTTCAAAAACGAATGTTATGATTGACCCATTTATTCAATTGGCACAAATACATTTAATGGGAGTAAATGGCCAAATGATGGTTATGGCACAATATCCACCACCTGCTCCACCGGCACCGGCTATTATAACTTATAATGGATATCAAGTAAAAACAGGCCCACCTGTTCCTGATTTTCCAACAACTGTTAAATTTCCGGAAGTAGATTTGGGAAGTATAGAATTGCCTGAATTTCCTGCACTACCCGAATTACCTCAATTAAGTGTAACGGATATAGCTGCATCTTTGGTTACATCTTTAGCCACATCTTTGCCAAATGTAGAAATTAAGACACCAAATGTGGATGTAAAAACTCCTAACATACCAAATGTTGGATAATTATTAAATCAAATATTTATTATTAAAACATATAAAAGATTATTATGGATTCGAAATTATTAGTAGGTTTAATTAAGGAAGTTGTTAAAAATGAAGTAAAACAACAAGTTAAAGAAGAACTTGCAAAGTTAATTAAATCTGGTGCAGTTACATTAAATTCACAAAAGAAAACATCTACTCCATCATTAAGAGAAATGACAGAAGTTGCAGATGTTCCTGTTAGAAAACCACAAATGACTCAACAACAAAGACCCGTTCAGATTAAGGAATATACAAAAAATCCTGCATTGAATGAAGTATTGAGTATGACAACTCCATTTACTGCGGCACAAAGAGCAGAAGGTGCATCTGGTATGGCCGGTGGTAGTGTATTAGATATGTTACAACCTCAAATGCAAGTTGAAGATAATGGTTGGGAAACTATGGATTTTAGAGGAATGGATGTTCCACAAAATATGCCACAACAAATAGAATCAACTGGTGATGCATTACAAGATGCAACAATAAAGGCATTAACAAGAGATTATAGTGAATTAGTAAAGAGATTTAAATAATGGCAATAGAACTTGGTAAATTTAATGTTAATGATTTAACACAAAATGACTATAAAGTATTAGGAATTGGTATTAATAAAAAATCCGATTCTAATGGTATTTTTTCTGTTAATTATACAACTATTTCCCAAGCTAGAGAAAATTTAAAGAATTTAATTCTTACAAAAAAGGGTGAAAGAATTATGCAACCTGAATTTGGTTGTGATATTTGGGAATTATTATTTGAACCAATTGTAGATGATGTCATTTCTAGTCAAATAGAAAGTAGTATATTAAATGCAGTTGAAATTTGGTTACCATATATAAACATAGATAAAATTATATTTGATTATGATGAAAAAGATATAGACTCAAATAAAATAAATGTAGATGTAAAATTTTCATTGAAGTCTAATCCAAGTATCACAGAATCAATCAACATTAATATAAACAACTAAAATAAATGGCAATCAAACCTATTAAAAAAAGTTGGGGTAGTGAAAAAAATATAAACTATTTAGGAAAAGATTTTAATTCTTTGAAACAAAATCTTATTGACTATACAAAAACATATTTTCCAAA